ACAAGAGGACGACGCCTACTTTGACTTGCAAGACCGTAGAGAGGTTAGCCGTTCTACCTTTAACGCCTTGTTCCGTCACATTGATTGCCGTTCTATCCATACCGCCGCGCGAGTGTTGCCTGCTGTATCGTATGACGAGAACCGTCAGACTATGGGCGCTAAGGCCCTAGTGGGTATCACCTATGCAGCTGGCGAAACGGTGCTTGTGTCCCGTGATGGTGAAATATACGGTAATCGCTGGCGCAATGCACGGCCTGAGAACCTAGTGGCTGGCGATATAACCCCGTGGCTAGAGCATGCGAGGACGCTTATACCTAACGAGGACGAGCTAGAGCATATATTTGATGTTATGGCCTATAAGGTGCAGCACCCTGAGATTAAGATAAACCATGCTGTCTTACATGGTGGCGACGAGGGCAGTGGTAAAGATACATTTTGGGCGCCGTTCCTATGGGCTGTCTGTGGCGATAACTTGCGTAACCGTGGCATTATGGATAACAACAGCGTAAACAGCCAATGGGGTTATCAATTAGAGAGTGAAATCTTAATCATCAATGAGCTAAAAGAACCTGACGCGGCAGCGCGTAGGCAGTTGGCTAACCAGTTGAAACCTATCATCGCTGCACCGCCTGAGATGCTACCTATCAACCGCAAGGGCTTGCACCCTTACATGATGTTAAATCGTGTTTTCGTGCTTGCGTTCTCGAATGACCCCGTGCCTATCTCTTTAGCTAGTCAGGATAGGCGCTGGTTTTGCGTATGGAGCCAAGCGCCGCGTATGGAGCCAAGCGAGGCGGCTAAATTATGGCGCTGGTATAAGGCTGGCGGCTTTAGTGCTTGTGCTTCGTGGCTTATGTCTCGTGACGTTAGCGCGTTCAATCCTAGCGCCGCGCCTATGTGGACTGAATTCAAATCTAACCTGGTTGAACATGGCATGAGCATGGCCGAATCGTTCCTGGTTGAACAAATGCGCGAGCGCGTGGGCGAATTCAGCAAGGGCGTAATTGGCAGCCCATTCCATTCAATCTGCGATCGCCTGGCCGGATCAGCGCCTTCAGGCGTCAAAGTACCGCAGGCGGCCCTATTGCATGCGCTCAAGGAAGCCGGCTGGATCGACTGCGGTCGTCTGGCCAGCGCCGAGTATATGAACAAGAAGCATATATTCTGCGCGCCTGGCTTCGCTAATTATAGCAAGTCGGATCTAAGGCGCATGGTTGAAATATCAGAGCCGCCAAAAATGGTTGTTATCAAATAAAAAAACGGCCTTAGGGCCGTTTATTTTTTGGGTTGATAGGGTTTTATCAAATATCTAATATAATTGCTATAAGGGCCGCAATTAAGGCCGCAATTGCTATCAGCATACTATGCCGCCTTGTTATATATTAATTTATCGCTGATCGCGGCGTAATTTTCGGCTATATCGCTCATTTTGTCGTACCTATCAGCCAGCGCCATATAATCATCCCTTAGGCGCTCCAGGGCCTCGCTATCAGCGCCCGCGGTGTCTATATAGTCTAATACCTCCCGCAGCAATTCGTTATCCTGGCGCAATAGTTCAATTTCAATTCTATTTCTTAGGTTCATTTTTTGGCTCCCGCTTAGGCGTCAACGTCCAAAACGTTATACCCTTATTAAGATCATTTTTATCAAATGTAAAATGCTGGTTAAAAAGCTTTTCAATTTTGGCCATGTCCAGGCCTTTCGGTTTAATCATTATATAGATCCTCTTCATGTAAAAAATTCCAGAACCCGTACTGATCCAGGCCGCCGCGATATACGCGGCCCAGCTCTTTCAATAGGCCGTCGACGTCGATCATATAGGCCCAATATTGGTTGAACGCGTCCAAAAATACTTTTTTGACCGGCTCCGGCATTGGCGGGTAAAAATTAGCGCTCAAATGCATTTCTAAGCTTTGATATTTGCCAAAATTATCAAGTGTATATTCTATAAGATCTTGTTTGCTCATTTTGTTGACTCCTCAATTGGTTTTATAAAACTGTAAAGCTTGTCATAATTGCCGCCGCCTACGGACGTGCCTAATGGATCGTTAAAATGTAAGATTATAAGATCGTCATAATCTGCGACGTCAATCAATTCGCATTCAACGGGCGGGCCGTCGAGATCCTCCGGCTCCAGGTTAACGCGCTGGCCTATTTTTATTTGATTAAATAGCATTTTTACCTCCCTTTTTAATTAGCACGAACAACGAACCCGCTGCGATCGCTCCGGGCTTTACCTTTTGCATATAGGCCCACAACCACGCCGCGCGCGTCCAAATGCCGAACGTCGCTATCGTCGCCGGGTACAACGTCGCTAAATAGAAAATGCGCGGGTATATTTGCCGGCTTGTCGAAAACAACGGCGATCCTGGCTAAATTCTTATTAAATAGCGCCTTTTCAATAACCGGCGCAAAGCTTGCGACACCGGAATATGAGAATGTTAGATCATAGTTTGCCGGTATATTTTTCCGGCTTGGGTGTTTTGTATAATCATAGAATGTCAGCTCCGGGTACGCGTTGAAAATATTGGCATAATTAAAGCCGCGCACTATTACCGGTATATTTTCGAAGGCGATATCGCTGGTACCGTTTAACCGAACCAATGGAGTTAACCCAAGGCGTTCGGCCTTGCGAATTAGCGCGTCGATACTATAGACTAGATCAGCCATAAAGCCGGCGCGATCATCAAAAAAGCGCTTAGTTTTAGCAATACGCGCAGCTTGGACGTTTGAGAACGCGCCGCGCCCTGCTGAATTTAGACATGGCGCCTCGCAGCCTGCTAATTTTGCCATAGGGCAAACTTGATGGCCGCTTAAATCACTAGGCGCTAAATATAGAATGCCAGTTAAAAACCCAAGCTTTTGACCTTTTACGGTTTTAGCATCGGCGCCAATAGATAGTATATTTTTAAGCTTTTGCATTTTACGCTCCATTAAATTGTTGCTAGAAAAATCAATGATAAAAGAATAATGGCGAATGCTGCCGCGCCAATAAAATCCCAGGCGCTTAGTTTTTCGCTGGCTGGTTTAACATTTTTATAGTCTTTCATGATCATAATTAAGCCCTTTTAATATAAGCCCACAATCTGCGAGCCGGTAAGTAAGATATTACGGGATTCTTTTACACTATGCAAGCTTTATTTCAATATTGGCATTTTATTGCCATTGATTGGCAATAGATTGGCAATAGATTGGCAATTCTGCGCGATCGTGCAAGGCCACAAGGCGCGCAGGTTTTAAAGCTTTATTGGCAATATTGCCATTTATTATTGGTTATGCTTAGAAAAGTATATATATAAGGTATGTAAAACCATGGGCGCAAACGTACTGCGATTAAATTGCCATGGCAATATTGCCAATATGACCAATAAATTTATCCGGTGCATTTTGCACTAAGCATAATTCTAGCTCTTAAAACCAAATGGCAATATTGCCAATAAAATCCAAATGGCAATATGACCAATGAATTGCGCCTGGCTAAAACTCGCATGGCAATATGGCAATATGACCAATGCACTAAGCCGGCTGCGTACTGCGATCAGCTGCGCGCCCGCCAGCCCACTAGCCAATGAGAATGATTATCATTAGCATACAGCCTGCATGCTGGGAACTGTTTGCATTTTGCTAGGGGGGGTAGGGCCTTGGGGGAAGGGCCTTCGTGGACGATGGTGTCAGAAGAATTTTTTTATTTTTTATGCAACATGCAAACAGCCCACCAGCAGAATCATGGTTATCTGTATATACAATGTATATACAAAAGCTGAGAATGTGTACACGTACACCTCAATGTGTACACTCAATCGACTTAAGGAGATCTACCATGTGGACAACACCAGCAGCTACAGAAATGCGTTTTGGCTTTGAAGTAACTATGTACGTAATGAACAAGTAACATATAAGTTACTATGTTCGTAATGTAAAATAGTCGCGACTTTTATTCAAAGTCGTACAATAAAGTCGGGGCGGTTAAGCCGACACTAGAGGATGTAGTAAGTAACGAGTTTTTCGGCTTTCTGCGTTACATGTAACAACTACCGAATCTACGCCCTTGACACCACGCATGTAAACAAATACTATGCGCTAATGACATTCCTATCGATACCTTTTACGCCACGCGAGGTAAAAGCCACCGAATCGCGTTTACAGAAAATATACGACGCAGCCAAGCTGGGTCTGAAGAATGACTCTTTGGCCCTCGCTGCGGGCATGTTGCCGTCCGAGTACCGGCAACTGTGCCAGCTAGACCCCGTAGCGGAGATGGCGGCGCAGAAAGGTAAAGCAGACGGTGAGCTGGAGATGGCCCAGGTGCTGATCGCCTCAGCTAAAGAAGGCGACGCTAAGTCGGCGCTGGCTGTGTTGCAGCATGCACACGCATGGACAGCCAAGACTGAGATCAGTGTGGATGTGTACCAAAAGATAAGTATCACTCAGGCACTAGCCGAGGCTCAATCACGTATCGTTGAAGGCACCGTCGTAGACAACCAATAATGCAATTACCTATATATAGCTCGGACGAAGAACAACTCCTCATGTCAAGGCTGTGGGATCCGCGTGTTGCGGACGACCCTGAAGCGTTCGTGCTATTCGCGTTCCCGTGGGGCCAAGCCAACACGCCACTGGCTAAGTTCAAGGGGCCACGTCAGTGGCAGCGCGACGTCTTAAGAACAATCGGTAAGCACATAAAGGACAACCAAGGGCAGGTCGACATGACGACACTGCGTGAGGCGGTCAGTAGCGGACGGGGTATCGGGAAGTCGGCCTTGGTTAGCTGGCTCATAATGTGGATGTTGACAACGAGGATAGGCTCCAGCGTCGTGGTGTCAGCCAACAGTGAGTCGCAACTGCGGTCAGTCACCTGGGGTGAGTTGACTAAGTGGCAGGCCATGATAATAAACTCGCACTGGTGGGAGATCTCGGCGACCAAGCTGGTGCCAGCGAAATGGGTGTGCGAGCTAGTGGAGCGTGACTTGAAAAAGGGTACGCGGTACTGGGCGGCAGAAGGCAAGCTGTGGTCGGAAGAAAATCCTGACAGTTACGCCGGTGTCCACAACCACGACGGGATGATGTTGATATTTGACGAGGCAAGCGGTATACCTGACACGATATGGTCAGTGGGCGCGGGCTTCTTTACGGAGAACATACTAGACCGGTATTGGTTCGCGTTCAGCAACCCGCGTCGCAACCAAGGCTACTTCTTTGAGTGCTTTAACTCTAAACGGGACTTTTGGCATGGCAGACAAATTGACGCGAGGCAGGTCGAGGACACGGATAAAGCGGTATATGAACAGATTATTGCCGAGTATGGTGAGGACAGTAGCCAGGCGAGGGTCGAGGTTTACGGTGAGTTTCCATCGTCAGGCGAAGACCAGTTTATCAGCCCGACACTCGTTGAGGACGCGTTCAAACGTGAGAGATATAAAGATACGTCTGCGCCTATCGTTATCGGGGTGGATCCCGCGCGAGGAGGTGCCGACAGCACGGTCATCGTTGTCCGTCAAGGGCGGGATATCGTGGCCATAAAACGGTACCAAGGCGAGGACACAATGACTGTCGTTGGTCGGGTGATCGAGGCAATAGAAGAATACAAACCAGTGATGACCGTCATCGATGAGGGCGGACTAGGGTACGGGATATTGGACAGGCTAACCGAGCAGCGGTACAAGGTGCGCGGTGTGAACTTTGGTTCACGGGCTAAGAACTCGATAATGTGGGGCAACAAGCGGGCCGAGATGTGGGGCGCGATGCGGGAGTGGTTACGCAGTGCCAGCATACCGGAGGATAGAAAATTAAAATCGGACTTGACAGGCCCGATGAAAAAGCCTAACAGCAGCGGGACGATATTCTTAGAAGGCAAGAAAGAGATGAAGGCCAGGGGCATGGCAAGTCCGGACGCAGCAGACGCGTTATGCGTGACGTTTGCGTTCCCTGTAGCCCATCGAGAATATAGGGTTGACAACGCGCCCCGTAAGTCGTATGCTAATGGTAGCGGAGCATCCAGCTCTTGGATGGGGAGTTAGCTATGCCATTAAAAAAATCATCTAGTAAAGAAGCCTTCCGTGCTAATGTTAAGGCCGAGATAGACGCAGGTAAAAAGCCAGCTCAAGCTGTCGCTATTGCGTACTCTGTTAAACGTGAATCAACTAAAAAAGGCAAAAAATGAAATTAAAACCTTTCGGTGAACGAATTGTAGTAAAGCAAAAAGAAGA